CTGCCTGAATCGGCCTGATACGTCTTGGTCACGCCGCCCTTGCTGGTGTAGCTCACCGGCTGCTGAATGGCTTGCTGATAGGCGGCAGTGAGCATGGCGATCTGCGCGGCTTGCGCTTGAGCAATTGCAGGATCAATAGTAGCTACAACGATGTTGTTATTTGCGTCCAGACTTAACCACTCCGCATTCGGAACATCATATGCTATCCAGGTCTGATCCGGCTGGTCAAACCGTGCAGCAATGGTGTATTGAACCGGATTATTGAAGGCATGAACTTGCGCGTAAATCATTATGCGATCCTTTCGACGAATACATTACCCGATGGGCAGTTTGCAATTGTTCCTAGCGATGACCACACTGTAGTATTATCTGAAGAGGAAGAAAAAATAGTCCCAGCAAAACTGGTTGTTCCATTTGATTGCCCCGATGTTACGGTGCATAGTTTACGCAAAATGTCAGTGTTAACTATCGCATTACAATCTCCAGCAGTTAGCATACTACCTGCAAATGTAATTGCAGAAGTCTGAGTAGCCCACGCCCCAACGAATGCGGCACTGGAGTTGACAAGAGTTTCGGTGTAGAAATATGCATTTGCGTAAGTGGTATTATTTACGTACAACTGTACCGCCAATGCTTGACCAACAGTAGTTGGCGAAATATGAATTCTGTACCGCTGCAAATTCCCGCAGGCAATGTAAAGTGGGAGGTTTGCAATTGCAGATGGTGCATATCGACACTTTTCACCGACATGCAACACAATGTCGGTCGCGGAATTATTTACAAATGCTTCAGCAGCAGGAATGTATTTGCATATCCAGGCACCCGCAGCCCCGCCTACTCCCACACAACGAAGATAGCTTCCGGGGTTCATTGCCCAATTCGATTGTGCGGAGATGCCATTCACCGTCATGGAATCGGCTGCATTACAGGCCACCAAAGCATTGATGACTTGTGACTCGAAGTCGATTACGTAAGTCGTGCCACTAACGAGTGTCGATAGCGCCGGTAGCGTTTGCGTCGAGATTGCGGTGATATTGTTTACCGATCCTTGATACGTCGCGTTAAGCGTGGTATTTGCAGAAAGGGTATTGATCTTTGGAGCCACGGCAAACAGACCGTTTGCTTGCCCAAGGTTAACTGCTTGAGTATTGCCCGTAGCGTTTGCGACTGCAAACGTCTGGCTTGCATTACCGGCTATTGGCGCGAACAGACTGCCTGCTTGCCCGAGGCTTACCGCTTCCGTCGCGGTAACCGCATTAGCGACATTGAATACTTGTCCAGAATTACCTGCAATTGGTGCAAAGATTGAAGCCAAATATGTTTGAACGTCCGTCACCGCCGAATGCACAGTGTTTCCGTTCTGAACCACTGGTATTAGTTCTGTTCCAGTGATCGGCGCACCCGAAGGCAACGCCGTAATTTTAATAGGGCCACTCATATATTAGTTCTCCGTCATTAAAGGATAACCATCCTCGGTTGCAAGATAAAATATAACCCCACCTGCCACGTTACTGTTCTCAGTGATGAGTAATGAAGTCATCGTATAGTTTATATTTGTAGGCTGTGCCCAGGGCACTTCCGGATGCTCCATTACGCCTCGGACAAAGTCTTGTGGTTGACGCGGCTCATTATGCTCGGGGCACCGATACAATCCCTGCCAATTTCTTTCCATCTCACTCGCCTTGAGCTTCTTGCCACACAACGAGCAGCGAGCATTCCAATCTCCCAAAGCGAGATAATCCGCCCTTCCTCTTGTCACATTAGCCATAGCGCATTCCTTTCGCAAAACCCCACTGGTGAAGTTCAGGGAGTTGCTTCTTCAACCGCTCCCCTATGTCATCTCGATATTGCAGGTTTGTCGGTGATTCAATCCCCTCGATGACGGCATAGGCTTTGGTGCGCGCGGCCTCCACTGTCTCGCCTGTTCCGGTAGTAACTGCGAGGAGATTGCCCGCTGTTACAGGCATCTTGACCATCTGAAGATCGTCGTCAGGGGCTTCCCCCATTGCCACATCTGTAAACCAGATTGAGTCACGATTCTTTTCAGTGCCGTACAGCGGATATCCACTGTTCTCCTTCACGGTATGGGCCTTGTTAGGATAGTCCCCATGCGACAGGACAATGCCGACGGATATGGCCTCCGACACCTTTAGCGTATCCCGCCCCTCCAGCATATCCGCCATCCACTCCACAGGATCGCCCCGATGCAGGGCCGACTGAATATAGATCAGTGGCCAGCCAAACCGCATCGTAAATTCGAGGGGCCAAGGTATACCTGTTTTTGGGTCGATGATGCAATTCATATCGACATAGCCCACATAGTCAAGTGCATGTAAAATCTGCGTGAGGGGCTCAAGTACCTGCTCAAACAGTTGCGATTCCTGCACATATCGCAAGATGGTTCCCTGCTCTCCGGTGTTCACGCCGAGGCCGCCACTCATGAACTTCTTTTCCTCGAAATTCTCGCACTTCCACCGTGACCAGCCACCGGGCCCGAACCAGCCCCCCACCGCCATCTCGATACCCTTGACCGCCTTTTGCAGAACGAACTCTACATTTTTTCCGACCTTGCCTTCCTCTTTCCAGCGGCCCAGTTTAAATACCAGCCCCTTGGCAGACTTCGCCACAAACGACAGCGCCTTGTCTGCATCCCCACGGGGCTTTACTGCATATGCCTTTCCCGTCTGCTTCACATACGCAATTGCCTCATCGTAATTGTCGAACTCCTGATAAGGAAGCGTAGGGATGCCAAGTTTTTTCAGCATTTCTTGGCCATAGTTCCTGTCAAGTTCGAGCCGCGCGGATGCCGGATTACAGCCGAAGATAGGATAGCCCTCATCGAAATACCGCTTAATGCGCCCCTGGAAAAGGGCATTGTCCGTGGGCAAGATCAGGTCAGCCCATTTCATAGACTTTTCCCAGTCATCTACCCGTGGCAGTAATCCTTTGCCAACATCGCTAGCAGTTCCCGGTACTACATCTGGATGCCAATAGCGCACCTGGTGGCCCCATTCTTGTGCGCGTATACCGATCTCCTGACACGCGGCCATCGAATCTAATAGTAATATTCTCACTGCTCAATCTCCGACAAGAAGCGGCGCTTAGCTTCAGAACTAGCAGCACGGAGGTATTTCGACTGTTCCTCCGGTGTCATCTTTTTCAACAAAGCCACTTGGTTACTTGGCGACAGGCTTTTGAACATGCTTACCAGTGGATCAGTTCTTGCGTGTTTTTGTATGCGTGCGAGGTCGTGGCCGGATAGGTTGTATTTGGACTGTAAGTTACTGAGGGCAGTTTGATACGCCTCGGTGTCGCCTTCTCGCGCCGCCTTATGCAGCTTCACCATATCTTCGCTGTACTTCGCCTTATCGTACGGAATAACATGGCGGTTGTAATATCCCGCCAGCTTCTTTATACGTCCTTCTATCGGCGTTTCTTCTACATAGTGCGGTGCCGGAGGAAAACCCATAAAGGCCGAAACTATCCCCTTCTTCGACTTGGCCTCTTTTGCGGCCTCCATACTCAGGGGGTCGAGATCGCCCATTATGTATTTCAACTTCTGGGCAGTCTGTACCAGGAAAGGAGCATTTGGGTCTGAAATCTCCCGATTCATATAGTCGAGGTTTGTCAGGAACTGTCCCACCATCTCGAAGCCAGGGGCGGCTTTATTGACGGCAAACTGCGTAAGGCCGCTCATTATTCCCTCGTTTCGCATGTGATAGTATAGCCCGCCAAACTCTCTCGTGTAGAAAGGCGTGTTCATCCGGCCATTCTCCCCATCTTTCGGATATACATAGTCCTTCATTTCTTGAGGCATCTGCCCTGTCATGGCCCAAGTAATCAGGCCCCCCAAGGCTAACGCACCTGTCATGTAATACCCGACAAACATGGCTTTGTCGAGTTCACCTTTCACCACGGCTTCAGATAGGGGCTTGTCGAGTTTTGCCAGTTCAATCGGGGCACTGCCAAATTCCCTGACAAAGCCCAGTGTCCATCCCATAGACAGCGTAGAGGCGACACCAATGTCCCGAGCCCATCGGTGCCAGAATAGCTGATCGTAGTTCATCTCCCCGAATCTATTGTCCACACTCTTTGCAATCTTGCGGAAGGCTTGCTGGCGCCGGGCCCTATCCGTCAGAAGGCTCGGGTCGGCCCGCATTGCAGTTGTGACATCCTGAAGGTAATTCGCAGCCTTTAATGCCGGAATCCACTTCTCAAAAATAGGCGCCTGCAAGGTTTCAAGGGCTGCCCAAGGCGCATACCATACGGCTTTAGCCGACACCCTCCGCACAGCCGTCTTGAAGTTTGCCCGAGCCGTTTCGGTAAAGTGGTGATTGGTTAGCGGGACGAATCCGCCCTCCACCATTGCCTCTACAGCAGCATGATCGAATTGTGTCATTTCGGATTCAGGCACAGCCCCTTTCCAAACATCCACAAGCCTGAATCCCGATTTCGACCTTTCGACCAGTCCGGGTACAATTGCCGCCGCCTTGGCTTGCCGCCCAAGAAACTCCATCGGAGTCTGTGCACCTGCTAGCAATTCCTTCGTGTTCCTTGTCATATCTGCCGCCATGTCCATACCCAAGGCCAAGTGAAGGGGGTGGAACGCGCTGAGACTTAGCTGCAACGGGACTATCCGGTTCTTGGCTTCCATCCAGCCCCTAAAGGCTTGTCCAATGAATCCGGGGGCTTGCCACAGCGAAGGCGTATCGAAGGCGTTGTGAAGGATGCGGGCGGCATCCTGATGCACAAAGTAAGAAGTTCCATTAGGCGACTTCACCGCGACAGTTCCGGCGGGCTGCCGCAGCCCCTTCACCTTCTCGATGGCAATACCCGCTTGCTGAAGGTCGCGTAGCATCGCCACCCGTACCGCAGCGAGATTGGAGGCGAATTCTCGTGCCTGCATGATTTCTTCAGGGTTCGTATAGAGCGGCTCAAGACCAGCTTTTATTCCCTGCTCGTACAATTCCCATCCGCGTTCCTTAATGAACTTCGGGCTACCCCATTTCAGGCCATAATGGCTGAAGAAGAATCGCTCCGCTGCCTCCGGGTCTTTCCAGAGATGGTAAAGGTAATTATCCCTTGGGTCGTAGATAATCCCGTTAGCCTGATCGAACTCATAAGCAGCCTGATTACGCTTTGCATATTGCTGGCGCAAGGCTTCGAGTTTCGGGTCGGCAAAAGGCTGCCCCCGTTCCAGCCCCTTGATGAAATTCAGTTGTGCATCTTCCGGCATGGCCTGGAAGTATTGATAGTTACCTTCTGCCGCGCCCTTAGTCAGGGTATCGAGACGCTGCCGCAGTGCCATCCCCTCCCCGATGATCGCCCCTGCGCGCTTGGCTTCTGGCCCAAGGGATTCCGGCGACAGGGTTTCAATAAGATGCGTCACGCCATCGACCAATCCATGCTCGAAGGATTTATAGCCTGGTATCTTTCTTAGCGCCCCCTTAAGCTTGGTCACCATCTCGGGATGGAAGGGGCCGAGGACAGCAAACATATATGGCCCCATGTTGGCGATAATATCCGCCTCTGGCGTCGGGACTTCATACCACTTGTGGCCGTACTTGTCCGTGACGAGTTTGCCCCCAAGTTTCTTCAGTGTTGGCGCAACGGTATCTGTATAGAAGCGTGTAACCGCCTCCATCCGGGGAAGCAAGTCTGTATATTGCTGAGGCGTAAAACCCATCTGCGCAGCTTGCCCGGCGGAACGCGGCCAATTCTGTGCCTCGGCTAAAGATTCCGGCGCAATGAAGCGAACTGCGGAACGACCCCGCTTTCCCTCCTCATGCAGAGTTTCGTTAATCAGCCTCTCATGATAGTTCTTCAAGCCTGGAATAGCATCCTTACCCACTCCAAGCATTTTGGTGTACAGATCAACTTGATCTGCGCGCTGTCCACGACCCTTGACTGTTACTCTACTGAAATGCTTCGGCAAGTCACTTTGAAGCTCCACAACATGCTTTACGCCGTCCTCGTCAAAGTGCCTTGTCCAGCCATACAGGTACGGATAATTCCCCATATGATTGTCGTGAGGAATGGCAGTGTCCATGACATACTTTGTCAGGGAAGGACGCACTTGGCCGAGCCTGCCTAAACGGTCGATACCAATTTTCGCATACCGGTTAGCGGGATCCTCTACAGGGGTAAGCTCAAGGGTCTGTGTTATAGCCCGGAACCCTGCTACCAAGTCTTTCGCTGTGATACGATCACCAGGCACACTATTCAACACGGTATCAATTACCTGTTGTTCCGGGCCCCTCGCCTTCACCTCGCCTAATTTTCCACGGACTTCCGCCTTGTTGAAAGTGAGCTTATCCTGTGGCAGCGCCGATAGCGTCTTAAGCGTATAAGGCGCCTTGCGTAGCATTCCCCCGAGAGAATCATCCTCTCCTTGACCCAACCAATCCTTGGCCTTAACCAGCATATCGGGCGTCAATGGGCCGAGAACGGCATTCATCCCACTCTTACCGAACAGGGCCGCTTCAAAGGCATGGCGCAGTGCCTGCGTATCCGTCGGCTCCACTTCCATCCCCGTCCGCAGGTCAGTATAGACCCCACTCGGAATAGCAGTAGCGGCAAGGCGTTGTGACAGATTCTGTTTCGCCGCTTCATGCTGCTGCCACATAAGGTCTTCTTGCAGTGCCTTCGTATAGGCATCTTGCGCCGCTTTTTGCTGCAAGGTCTGTTCGATCTGTGCTTCCTTCTCCTTTTGCTGTAACGCATTCGGGTCGAACATCTTGCCAAGGTCTTCTGGCGTCACTTCCCCCGACACCGAAGGCTTCTGCGGTTTAGCCTTCCTCGGCACCTTAAAGATTTCATCTAGCTGTTTCTTGTTCAGCGTCACCGCATCGACACGCGCCTGTAACTCCTTCTTAACCTTGGGATCGTCGAGATGGTCAATCAATGCCTGGGCGACTTCGGGATTTTCATCCGCCATTTTCCCGAAGGTCTCCTGCACCGGCTTAGTCCCTTTCGGGCCAATTTTATCCCAGGCACCTTTTACGGCTTTCGTGGCCTTGTCCGCTTCGAGTGTAAGGAGTGTTACAAGGGCCTGCGTATCGGCCCCGATTGCGGGCGAACCTGTTGCGGCATAGGCAACGTCACCTGCCTTCTGTATCGCCTCGGGAATCAGGCCAAGGGCGCGATTGATAGCATACCCCTCCTTTGTCTGCGGCTTCGTCACATCCCCGAGTACATCTTGCCAAGCCCTATCAAACACCTCCTTCTCGTGGACGAAACCTTCAGTAGGGGGTTTGCCCGTAAAGGCTGCTGTAGCTGCTCCAACGGCTCCGTGAAGTGACCCAGCTACTTCCTTGCTCATTTCAAGGACACCGCCGGTATAAGCCTCCAATGCGCCCCCGACTGTCTTCAGGCTTGTCCGTAACGGGTGCTCTTCCAAAGCCTTCATGTAGGCATGCCACTCGCTCGACTTCACCCACTGATGTGTCCAAGGATTAAGAGTATACTCTACCCCGGCCTTGTTCTTAGCCGTGATAGGCTTGCTGACCCCCACCATACTCAACAATTGTTGTGGCAGGATATCTCCGGGGTAAGCGGGTTGCTGTGCCATCAGTAACTTCCCTCGTCAGTGCTCGTATCATCGCCTTCTTCCGGCAATGGCGGTAATTGAAACTTCTTATAGAAAGCGCCCGAGGAATCTGCCTCCGGCTTAACTGTACCGGCTTTTTCCGTTTTCTTGGGCCATGTAGCTGTAATCCGTTGCTGCTTCAGTAGAGCTTGATGCAAGGCTTCGCCACTCTTCAACCCCGGATTGGCCGCCATCAGTTCCATCGCATCATCGGCCACCGCCTGAGAAACATCGGCAAATTCCGCCTCCGGTATCAATGATGCATTGAATACAGTGCCCAGTACATTGCCCGCCTCCTTGATGAAACTAGGGGACGGTATCCGTTTACCCGTGGACTTGGACGACTCCTTTGGTAAGCCTTTCCGCAGATTATCCAGTTCGATCGAGCGTATCTGGTTGTTAAGGTCAGCATTTGTTTGCAGACGTGTTTCCGTCATTGCCCGCAAAGCTTCCATTTGTTTCTGGTACTCGGTCTGAGCAGCATTCTTAAAGTACTTCACCATTTCAGGGCTATAGGGCATGTTAGCCAGTTCCGGAGGAAGTTGCAGACCTTGACCCTGATAAACCATTTTCGCTCGTTCCCAATCTTCAGGCGAATTTACTCCGGACAATAGCTGCGTCTCGTATTTCAACTGTGCGAGTGCCTGCCGCTGTTTTGCCGCCTGTTGATTCACTTGCATAGAATTGTACAGGCCAAGCTTGTACAGGGTATTTACCCCCTCATTGACCAGCCCCGATTTAATCTGGGCATTTGCAACCTGCTGAAGTTCGGCCTGTGGGGTTTCCGACACCCCTCCTTGTTCGAGTGCCCGTTGGAATGTAGCTTGCCTTGCCAATTCCTGTTGTGTCTGCTCGATCAGCAAGCCAGTGAACTTCTGATTCTGCATTTGCCCCAGGTCGGCCAATGCCCTGGAAGTCCCCTCAGCCGATCCGAAAATAGCCATTAGGTAGCCCCCATCATATATGTGCCATAGCCAAGTGCACCAAGGGAACTACCCATAAGATCGGCCGCAGAACCCTGTATATTGGCCGCTGTGCCGACTCCCGCTCCCCCCTGACCAGCTAGACTTTCCAACAACTGCATCTGCTGGTTATACACCTGTCCACCGTAGTTAAGCAGATCAACCTGCGCATTACCGCTGCCAAGGAAACCTTGGGCCGCCTGCGTCCGTTGTAACGCCTGCAAACCTGCCTGATACCCCGGTGTATTAACAAGACTCGAAGGATTGGCCTGAAGCTGTTGAAGCTGGGCCGCGTACTGTGCGCGATACGGGGCAAAAGGATCGGCCACTGCTGCCATCTGCTGTAATTTCTTTTGTTGCTGCATTCCCTCATAAGACGAGAGGACTGACAGGCCACCTCCAATCTGACCCAGTGTTGGCATACCCCAACCAACCCCGGCCGCACCTCCAGCACCGGCGGCCCCCGCACCAGCCGCACCAGTCGCAGCACCAGCAGCACCAGCCGCAGCACTTCCAAAGACATTGTATCCAGTGCCACCAAGATAGCCAAGGGCACCGGCCTCAAGCGCCTGTTTCACGTTACCGCCCGCGAGTGTTTCCCCAAGCGCAGACCCCGCTGCCGCTCCCCACGGGCCACCTCCAAGCACGAAGCCTGCAGCACCTCCAAGAATCGGCGCTATTGCATTAAATACTCCGCTCATTTCCCTCTCCTCTCCAGTTTATACATACAGTGCCCGGTAGCCGCCATACCTACCATCTGCCATCCATAACGCTCCGCCAGCTTCATCACCGTCCGATTAAGGATCGGCGCTATGAGTTGTGATAACTGTGTCCGCTTCCAAACATCCTGATGGAACCGGCTAAGAGCCCTCAGCAATTTCCCTCTTGACTCATCCGCATAAAGATGTACCATACCCGTCTGCTTATCAACTGTAAGCACAACCTGCCCATAACGAAACACATAATCCATCCCGCGACTGAAGCGATATCTCACAGAAGCCTCCAGCACCTCCTGCGACACCGGAAATCCCTCTGGATTGATCTTCTTCAGCACAATGGTTTGCGGCGTCATTTGAACAGCCCTTCGACAAATTTACCTAATAAGGCGTGAGCAGTAGCCCCCAGGCCGCCAGCCGCCAGAGCCGCTCCAAACAACATACCCTTGCCCGTGGACACTCGCTCATTCAGCGAATCAATATGTCCGGACATTTTATCCACCTTTTCGGTCAACTCCTCCAGCTTCGCCAGCATCTTGCCGAACTGCACGGGGTCAATATCGTAAACCATTTTTTGCATCCTTTTTTAAGCTACGTTAGTGATTATGCCGTATGACACTGTTACCGTTTTCTGCGGCGAACCCCCCGTGAGAAAGGTTCCAGACCAACCCGCCTTCCAGACCGGAGCCCCCGTCCCATTAGAGACGAGCGGCTGACCCGCCGTACCTGCTGGTGTCGTCCCTACACCAGAACCTGTTCCGTACAATACTCCGCCAGATGTATAGGCAATCGCCTGTATCATCAGGAATAGAGCATCTGTCAGATGGTAATACTCGTTCGTTGTACCACCCTGCAAACCCGAAAGACTGTTATGCGTAATTCCACCACCTCCCCCGCCACCAGACTGCGACATCACAGTAGTCAGATCGAGGAACCACTTCAGCCATACAGGATTGAACGAGGACTGCCCTGTGGACTTGTTGATTACTACAACATCCGCATAGGTGGGCGGTGGGGGAAAATTGGTACTCATATCGAACAAAGCTCCACATTGATCTCTACCCGTTTTAGGCGGAATGGAGTATTGGCCACATGGCGGAAGTGGTGGGCTCTCCGGCTAAATGTCGCCATATTATCAAGGGTCATATTCGGCTGGCCGAGGTCGACATAACGAGGCTGCGTCCAAGTCTGATAATCATCGTCACTCGTGCTTACCGTGAGCATACTTCCCGCTGTCTGATCCGCTGTAATGTACATCGTACTGGCAAACTTACCTACCCGCGTATCAGCATCCCACGGAGGTGTATACAAATCCACCTGAATCGGAGCCCCATCATCCTGATAGACAGTGTTAACGAACTGGTAAATGTCCCCATCAGTTTCATGCTGCAATAACACCTGCTGCGCCGAGTTGTAGGTCGATGCCACAATTGGAACATAGTTGCCATTTGTATCCGTCCACTGCGACCAGCGCTGCGTAACGAGGTCATAGGCCAGTGTAAGGTTCCCATTCTTCACCGTAACCACATAGAAACGATGGCCGCCTACACGCGCCTGCCAGGAGTAGACTGTCGTATAATCGAGGTCTTGCAGTAGCCTTGCAATAGCCGGTGTATCAATCTGCTGCGCCTTCAGCCCTTCCATAACCATTACCCCGACCGAGCCCGAGCGATTCGTTGAAATCCAGCAGAGTGTGCCATCGATATCCTGAATCGAACCTGCATGGCGGCAGCCGTAATTCACCTTCGCCCCCTGGACTGTACCAAGGGGGCTGCCTGTAGGATTCGCCTGATCGTAAAAGACCTCGACACTAGTCGGCTTAAATGCAATGACGTAGACTAGCTGCTTTGCCAGTCCGATCCCGCCCAAAGGTTCAATCTGCGCCGTAATCATATTCAGGCTCGACCAAGTCTGCGGATCGTTAATATTCGAGCCATAGATATTAGCACTCCCATCCATCACATACATCGTTCCATCGAGGTAAACGGCACCCGGAACTGTTGTCCCAGGATAGGCGCTATTAGTTACCTGTACCAAACCATTGGTTGAATCATAGGTATATGCGTGGGAAGCATTATGGAAAAACAGCTTGTGCGTCGCCCCGAGACAGGAACTCCAGGTATACTGCCCCCCTGTCGTATCGACCGTCCCGATCAACACGGCGTTTTTGTATAAACTAGTGCCGAATATAGAATATACATCGTTATTCCAGGTAAAGAGGCCGTAACCCATCCCCGATAGTGTAGCTGTCTTGACCATTCCGGGACGCTTCACCACAAACACCGTCTGATCTTCTTGCGGCTCCCAGTAGCCATTAACCAGTTTCGCGTCAAAGGTCGTAACATCGCCACGGTTAGCCGCACTGACCGTAAGGGGAAGGGCAAGTGTTTTGAAGGGACTTGTAGCCATTACACTATCCCTATCATACCAACCGGATTAGGTGTAAACCGCACATCCGCCTCGTCAACATCCCAGGA